CTCTGCCCATTTAATCATGTCTGAGTTTGACGGCATCTCTGCTCCTACCATACGCAAGAATGAAGATACTGTACGATTACCATAACGCTCAAATTCTTTCTCATAAGTATCAGGAAGATACTGTGTTAAAAAGTTGAAGTTAGTAATGTAGTTTGTTGATAATGGAACTTGCTCCGAACTAGGAGTAAGACCAAAAGTTGGTGTTGATAATATTGACATTTTTTTTGTTTTAGTTTTTAAATTCTTTTTATACTTCTAATTTTTAGTCCGTTTCCGGAGTCAGGGCTTAGAGACTTGACCTGCATTCCATCAACCCTATTAGTGTTTTCAGGTGTTTTGCGTTCAGACATGTTTATATTTTTCATCTTCTTCGCAACATCATCTGTAGCATCTGCTTGTCCTTGTTCATAAAAGAACTTAGCAAACTTTTCAGGGTTCATAGCCATAGCTAACGATTTATGATATCCTTCTGCGTCTTTCATTAAACCATTCTCATCTAAAAACTTATTAATAAAGTTTTGTGGTGATGAATGATTTTTTTTAATCTCGCTTAGATTACCGGGAGAAAATGAAAGTTTCTTTTCGTTTATATTGAACTCAAAACCTTTGAATTCTTCGTTTAAAACTTCATTTGTCTTTTGGTCGAACCATTCACGCTTTCGCTTGTTTGATTCTTCAATAGTCGCAGCTTCCTTGGTATATTGCTTATACGCCTCGAAAACTTCCTTCTCATCATCGGAAACATTAGCACCAATCGACTCGATAGGTGTATTGTATTGCTCCTTTTGATTATTGAAGTGTTTCTTAGCTTCAGCAATAATTTTTTTTCTTGCAATCTTTGTTTTTTTTATGAAATCATCATCATCTAAATCTTCATCATATTGATAATTTTCTAATAATGATTCTATATCATCAGAATCTAATTCTGTATTTGTAGATTGCAAATATTCTTTTACTAAATCTTCAGGATCCATATTGTCAAAATCTTTATTTAACTTTATGTAATCTTCAAATCCTCTTCCTGTGTCCTTCTTATACTTCATATAAGCAGCTACATCAGAAGGTAATTCTTCATTTGTATTTCTTTCAGCCATTAACTCATCAAATGAGTTAATTTCTTTATTATACCTTTTTCCAATATATAAAAGAACTCTTTCTTCGCTTAATTCATCTTCAGGTTCAAATTCTTGTCCCTGCTCTTGTTCTTGTTCTTGCGGCTCAAAATTATTATCTGTCGATAATGACTCTTCGTGCTTTGCAAGTAATTCTTCTTCTATTTGAGCAACACTTTTTTCTTCTGCTCCGTCTAGCAATCTAACTTTCATTTCCATTCTATTTGATTTTATTTTTTACAAAGTTATACAAAAAAATTTAATATTTTAACGAGGTGAAAATTCACCCATATCAAATCCGTCTAAACTATCCTCATTTGACTCAAAAGTCATAGGTTTGGTTTGAGGAACATTAAATCCATCTATATCATCTTCACTGTTTTGGAAGTCTATAGGAGACAGATTATTCTTTCTTTGATTTATCAACTTTGATTGTTCAGTATTTTGTTGGCTTATTCTTTTTGCTTTAGCATCTTCTCTCTCATTCTCTCTAGTCTTCAAGTTGTTTTGCTGTAAGCCACCTAATTGCATATTGTAGTCAAACTCTACTGCCATCAATTCTTTTTTGAGTTGAGCTTCTGCTGTTAATTGCTGAATAGTAAATTGAACCTCTGCTTGTTTTAATTTTAATTTAGCATCAGATTCCATTTGTATTTTTTGAATAGCAGTTTGCATTGCCATTTCTTGAGACTTCAATTGCTGCTGCGCTTGCATTGCTTGCATCTGCATTTTATTTTGGTCTTCCCTATCTTGCTTCTGACTTCTCTTCATCTTCAACAATTGATTTGCAAGTTTGAGATTTCTCAACTCTCGAATATCAATAGCATCTTCAAGATTTATATCACCCTTAGATAAAGCCATTTGTATGTTTGCTTCAAGCTGTGCTTTTTGTTCTTCATCAGGAGATACTTCAATAAAAATTCCAAAGTCATAAATATATAAATCAGAAATATCATTTAATATTGATACATTATATTTTCCAATTTTATTTGCAAAATCATCTTTGAAGTCAGCATACTCTAATATATCTCCTACTCTATAAGTTAATGCTTCTGCTAAACTTCTATAGATATATAGACCACCTTCAAGTATATGTCTTGTTGCTGTATTTGAATTTAATGCTGCTAATTTTTGAACTCCCACTAATGAATTAGGGTCAGGCGTACTGCCATCTCTTGCTTCATTCAATCCCGTTACAGACCTAATCATATCCATATAATGGTTATAATTAGATATTAACATTTGAGTTTTGCTCAATCCTGAATTTGAAGTTAATTGAGTAATAGGAACTTTTGCATTGTTAAAGTCACCCTCTTGAGTATAACTCCTTCCAATAACACTACCCGTTTGAAAATACAGTCTTAATGCATCCTCAGGGTTGTATGCAGCGCCTGTACCCAAGTCTACTTCATTTAATCCATCAGCGTCAATAAAGACACCATCAGGGACAACTCTTGCAATTACTTGTTGTAGCTTTAAGTGTGTTATTTGTATTAAATCAGTAAATGGTATCATTCGTCTAACTAAAGACTCTATGTTACCCTTATACATTCTTGGAGCATTAGCAACGTAATTTGGTAGTGCATGTTGAGATGATGATTTAGGGCGGACCATATTTTGGGCCATTTCCCACTTAAGGATAATGTTTGTTCCCATTACCATTACACCATCATACCAAACATCAATGGTCTTTTCAATTTTAACAAAATTGTTTTCCTCCATCATTTCAGTAGGAGGATTAAATGTGTCATCTTTTTCAATAACTCTTGACCCACCTCCTTCAAGTAATTTCTTTTTATATACTACTTTCTTTGTTGTTTTATAATTAAAGTAAAGTAGCGTACAAGTATCTTTGTAAAATAAACTATTCTCATAAAATTGAGATACATTATAATAGTTATACCAACCTTGACTACTTTTAGATATTTTTTCTAACTCTTCTTTTTTTAAAGTAGGTTTAATCTTTAATAGTTCTGTAATTGGAAGTGTTTTAATTTCACCCCAATAAAAACAATCATCAAAAGTCGGTGACTCAGTATAACTATAAACAACATTAGCAGGGTCTACATATGAAACACTTACACCCGAACCTAAAAGAAATTCGTGTTTTGCTATACCAATGCCTATTACCGTTAAGTCATAGTCTATTCTTTTTCTAGTGTCTTGGTAATGGTTTTCATCAAAGATTGTATTAATAGCTTCTTCTTCAGCAATCTCAATAGCAGGTTTATAATTTAACTGCATATAAAGCATTAACTCCTCATCTGATTTAGGTAAATCTTCAGGAGGCATAATGAATGGATTGACTCCTGTTTTTTGTTGAATAACTTCAAGTGGAGCTTTTGCTACCATTTGCCCTTCAACCATATCTTGGAATCTGCTTCTTTTTTGTTGCGACATTGCGTCTTGTGAATATGCCTTAACTTTAAATAGTCTATCTGACATACCATTAACTACAATATCTACAAACTTTGGAAGAATAGGAACAGGTGTCCAATCTAAATTTAGGTAAGATAAGTCACCATCAATCGCTAATTCATTTTTATATTTTGCAATAGACTGTTCTCCACGAGCATACAGTCTGAGTCTATGGAAATCTCTCCATTGACTATAAAATCTACAAGACCCTCCATCCTTTCTAAACCATTCATATTGAATAGCTTGTCCAACTTGAAGGCCAAATTTTTCTGTTGCTTTTTCGCTGTCTGTTGCTAACTGACTTGGGAATGAAGCAGATGTTATGTCTATTATCGTATCTTTCATTCAATTAATTGACTTGTGTTTCCATCATTACTATATCTTGCAAAGTTAATGCTAATTTTTGATTCTTTTTTCTCCGGTATGTATATATGTTTTTGATTAGCCATTATAGCTAATCCCGAACTAATTGAAGCGTCAAATTTAGTTCTATCGTTTATATCAAATTTAGCCCAATCCTCTAATGTTCTCGTAAAAGGCATTGTGCCTATCTCATCTGAATCCCTGTAGTTTCCTGCTAAATCCATTCCTATAAACTTCTCTATATAGGATTCAATAGCAGATGCGTGTGATTGCTTTACATCTTCAGATGAGTTTGGTATACCACCAAGTTCACGTTCTGTCTTAGACAACTTGTTATACAACTTATCAGGTCTATTCAAACAAAACCCTCTATATCCTCTGTTTTTAAAATGATATAGTAGCCTTGGTTTATTGTTTTCTATTAGTATAGGCATACCATAAAAAATACAAGCCATTAGTACTTCCTCAAAAAATATCTCCGCAGTTTGCGGTCTTGCAATATACTCTAAAAAAAATTCATTTACAGGAGCTTCATCCATATGGAATTTTGTCATGCCATGTAAAGAACCGTTTGAACCTCTACCACCTACTACAGCAGATATGTCATATGAGTCACATCCAAATGACCCTATATGTTCATTGCCGGGATGAGAAGTACCATTTCTATTGTATACATTGTTCTGTATTGATTTATTTGGAATCCAACTCACAGAAAACCTTCCCCTTGAATCAGGTGTCCATATAACCTTTGTGTCTTGTATGCCATCCCTCCAATGAAAGCTACCACGAGTAGTATGGTGTTCTCTTATTGTTGAATCATTGTAATCAATTTGCTGATATATCTTTGTTAGATTAAATATCGATTGTTTACTTTCATCTCTAAAAGCATGAGATTCTGTTCTTGGAAACTGACGGTAAAATTCATTTAATGCGTCAGCATCACTCTTTAATGAATCAACCTCCGCTTCCCAATAATCAATAGCACCATTCTTTATTAATATTTTATCTACTCCTAGTATTGGTTCTTCAGGAGCATTAAATACAGGCATACCATATAAGTCAATGAACCCCTCCATATTCCATTCCATAGGAATGAACAATGAGTATAGTCCGCTTTTAGTTTGACCGTTTGCGTTTCTATGTAGTACTGAAGAGTCTTCATAGATGTCTTTAAAGTTACTACCACCTTTTGATAAGGCATTTGATGTTGAACCCATCATGCACTTACCAATAATCTTAGAACCCAATCTAAGACAAGTTTTAGTTACTCGCCAATTTTCTTTAATGTTATTTGGTCGTAGCCATTTTCCACTCTCGTCATGAGCCAAGAACAATAGCTTTTCTCCGTCATAAGAGTTATCTTCTGTATTCTTCCAATCTATTGATGTATCTAACCCCTCAATTGTATCTTCCTCAGAATTATACATGTTCTTTTTTGTAATCTTTGATGCAGGTATACGGAAAGACAACTCAGTTTTTGGTTTGTCCATACCATCCATAATTGGTTTAAAGAAAAATGGAAGCCTACTATTAATTGGAACAACTTTATCTGTAAACATTTTTTTAGCATCCGCTCCTGTTTTAGATAGTATTCCAACCCTTGAATCTCTTGCAAGAGTTCCAACATTTATACATTCAGAAGATGCCATAAAAGAAAATCCTGAACGTCTTATCTTTAGGTATATCATTCCAAATGACCTATTGTCAGCACGACACGCTTCCCAATAAATCCAATATATTCTATTCGCTTCTCGAAAGTCAGGGTATCCAACGTCAATACTTGCCCATTGTAAGTACATGTAATGAGAACCTGTAATATAC